GTTATTTCTTCTAAAACCGTCGGTAATAAAGTCATTAGCAGCTACTAAAGGCTTATCTTTAAGTATAAAATCGTTATGCATATACTCAGCCTTCTTAGTAAAACCACCTTTAATAAGATCAATACCATTATATGTAGTCTTTTCATTCTCTTCGAATGAGAATGTAATCGGAGCCTTTGGAAAGGCTTGATCCTGTACGTAATTTCTTAAATACTTACCGATATTGCTATTCTTAGTCAGATCAAAAACCTTAACAATCTCAGATTTCTCAATTAACTTTTTAATTCTAGCCTCATTACCAAGAGCACTATCCGTAAAAGAAGTACTATCCTTAGGGTCGTTTATCCTGTAGATTACAAACTTCTTAGGCATATTTAGATCAACATAGATCGGAGCAAACATTCTAAACTCCTCGTCATATAGTTTAGAATAGTTCATTGTCGTACCGTAATGGTAATCTTCTTCGATCTGTTTCTCATACTCAGAGAAAACAGAGAAGTCAGAATCTCGCCTCTTAGTTGTGTAAACTATCTCAAGTGGTGTTTTATTCTTAGTGTAGAATCTAGTCAGATCATACGCGTAAGATCCTCTTGGGTTAATTGGAAACTTCTTGTAATTAGCAGATGCTAAATCATCAGTTGCACTGATCGAATCAAGATATAGTTCATCTCTTGAGTTAACAACAAGTTTAACGTTGGTTGTCAACTTAGGGTTGGTTCTTAAAAGAGGTTTAGCAACGTTATCCAGCTTTGCATTTCTCTCTACTGCAAAGTTAGGCCCTAGGCCCGCTGGTTGAACAACGCCAGTTTCACCAAACTGATAACTACTACTGTTTAATCTTCGTATACAGTCACAGCAATTTGCATAAATACTAAGAGTTACAAAGTCACCAATACCTAAATCACTTAACTCAGACTCTTGTACAGCATCATAATATTTGACACCGGCAGATTCTTCCGCTTTTAAAAGCTGCACTGCTTCTTCGATGCTCTCTGCAATAACTTTATGCTTGTACGTTTGACAGCCAATAACGCCAGTTTCAATAGTTGGATAACCATTGGTAACTAGAGTTTCTACGAAGTCACTCATGAAGTTATCGGCGTTAGCAAAATGCTGTCCGTCGACTACATGTAAAATATGTTCGCCCGCTGTCGGGTCACATGAATAAAAAGCATAAAATACTTTGTTCGCAAAAGGACTTGTACTCTGTATGTTGGTATTCGGGCTACCAGCAGGCTGAGTAAAATCAAAGCAGTTAAAATATTTCCTGATATTAGGGCGCTCTGTCTCCGTATCACTATCGTCTAGACCGAACCATGCTAGTTGACCATCATTATTAGGTCTAAATTTAAGCAGTTTATCAGTGCCAATGCCAGTTTCATCTCCCCATATACCAAATGGTAGAACTTTACGGGGTTCAGCATCTTCAGCTGCAGTTGCATCTTCATAGAGTAAAACGCCGGCATTAGCTAAACTAAATAAGTTTGGATAAGGATCTACACTCCAATAATAGTAGGTAAATGAAGCCGCGTTATTGCTACAGCAGTATTCTGAAATACTATCTGAATCAGATAAAGTGTCATCATGATAAAGTATTATAGGCCATGCTTGTGGTTCTGGAATAGGCGCACACTCGCCTTGTAACTCGGGAATCCACTTAGAATTCGCCGGATTATATTCATTATAATTCCAATAGAATATACCACTCTGATTAAACTCTCTATAGTAAGCACTATCCTTAACAATAAAATTATATGTTGGTGTAAGTCCAATATGAACCTGAGCGCCGTAGTCATTAGCACCAACCGGATCTGAGAAAATAGGTATATTTGCAGCAGCTACTTGAGCTAGTGTTAAAGGACCGCTAGATGTCCAATAATATACAATGTCAAATATAAGTGTTGAAGCGGGATCATCATCTGCAACATCTTGGCATATGGAACCCACAGCAGACTCTGTGGTACTCACAGAGTCTGCTGTGGTACCCGCAGCTGCTGTGGTACCCGCAACTGCTGTGGTACCCGCAGCAGCTGCGGTTACAATTAATGAAAAAGTACCTGCAGTACCAGAACTTCCAGATGTTCCAGAAGTTCCAGAAGTTCCACTAGTCCCTCCTGTTGCTTGGCATAAAATAAAACCTGAAGTATTTAGATTTGCATAATGATCGCCTTCTAAAAAAAGATAAACTTTTACATCATTTACAGAATCTGGAAAATCATCGTCAGCGTACCAACCGTCATTTAGTGGTTGGCTCATTGAAAAATCAGAATACAAATCATTTGTGGAGAAACTAAGACCAGCCTGTATAGCCTGTGCTAGAGTTAAACCAGGGGGTAAGCCACCTTTTGCATCAGTGTCGTAGTAGATTGTAATCAGTGATGTACTGACAATAGGGTCGCAAGGGTTCGTATTCACTGGCTCTCCGCCCGGGTTTAATTGATTAGGGTCTTTATAGTAAACTGCAATCGAAGCCACCTTTGAAGGTTGGCATTGTGCTTGACTAACCCAACTACCAACCTGCTGGTTAACCTGGAACTCATATACATCAACTTGAGTTTGATCAGGAAATAGAGACTTAGCATACCAACCATCCTGTGCTAACTCTACGAATAAGATATCATTATAGATTTGCTTACCATTATTTACAATAGCGTCTAAATTGTTCGGTAAATTACCGCCAAAACCATCGTCATCGTTCCAATAGAAAATGCCTAAAGTACTCTGACCGCCTTCAATACACGGGTCAGTTATTCCAGTTTTATAATATAAGTTAATTGATTGTAATGCCATCTATTGCCTTCTTTTTTATATAGCTTCTGCAATCTATATATCATAGACTGAAACTTGAGATAAACAAGTTTGACTAGATTAAAGAGTAAAGCCTAGTGGTGAGATTGGAGATGCAGCCGAAACACCATTACCTGTAGCCGTATTTGCAACTAGTTGAGCAGCTTTAATTGAGTTAATATTGCTACCTTTTGCTGAATACTTAGCGAATACTTCTAGGTCAAATGAGAACTGATCGTCACCTTCGTCAAATATGTCTAATCCAATTTTCTTAGAGTAAGTAAGATTAGAAACACTAGATCCTCTTAGACCTGCAATATTACCAATATCGGTTGTATCATCATTACCTGCATAATCAGTCATTCTATATTGGAATACAATATCAACTGCAATAGCATCACCCTGATTTAAGTATTTTCTAGAAAGGTCATTATCACCATCAATTGAAAGTGAGAATAAGTTAATTGGCGACATATATAAGAATGCACCACATGAAAGACCTCCTAGTAGGTATTGATCGTTAGCGTCAAAAGACATTTTAAATGTTCTTTTATCAGCAGTAATCATATTATTAGTATCTCTAAAGCCAAGTTGTTTTAAAGCATAACCGCTTAAACCTTGGTGCGTACTTGTCAATGCTCCATTTGGAATATTTGCAGTAATCGGCATTGTGTAAATACCACTGTCTACAATAGCCTGTAGTGCTTGTACTTGTTCACTGTCCTGCATGTCGTTAAAGTCAGCAGCTGCCAGTGGATATGTTGAATTAAAGAAAGTTTCAATATCCGGGTGGTCCTTATGCATAAAGATACCATTGTTGTATGTAGAAGTATTAATACTTGTAATTGCAGTACAGTCAACTGCTTCCGGATCATAACCAGCCCATTCTTGGAAATCGATCGCAGGCCCGTTATTCGGTTGTGAAGCCCAGTATCTACCGAAAGAACCTGCCCAAATATAATTAGTTGAATCAGCATCGCCATTAGGCGTTAAGAAGTTAGCATCACTACCCTCAAACGTACCGTAACTTAACGTATGTTCATAGTATCTAAAGTTAGTACTTGAAATATTCTGGTTTGTTACTGCATTCACAGCATACAGAGGCTCAACGTTAGCAATATCCATATACCTTGAGTAGATGAATTGACCTCTTCTCTGAGCAGACTGATATGGTGCTGGTTGTAATAGATCATAGCCTGTTAATTCGTCACCTGTTAAGTTTTGGTAAAGAATAGGCGCAAGATCATATTTACCTTTGCTTGTGTAATAAATGTCCGATACGATCTTATCATCAACATCATTAACACCTTGGTCGTTACTTACGTTACCAAAGCTATTTGCACCTGCAACAGAACCACTTGCAGAAGATCTGTAAGCTGGTTTTGCTCTTTCACCGGCAATTCTCGAAATTAATTCAAGTTGAGTTGCTTTAGTATTCTCAAGTAGGAGTTTAAATGTCTTAGTTACAATGTGGCCTTTCTTAATTGAAATTTCAGCAACCTCATCTACGTAATAGCCAGCAAAGATCTTATTATTAGTATTCTTGTTAATGATAGTTACTGTACCGTCTTCAGCAATAAGTTTAACTAGAAGTTCACCTTTGGCATTTTCAATTTGTTGTTGTAGCGCTTCAATTTTCTGCTGTAGTTCAGCCAGTTTATCGTAAACTGAAATTGGCTTTTGTTCAGGTGATAAAAAGCCCGAAGCCAGATTAGTTGCAACGTGCGCATAGTAGCTCTCGTTAGCAGTAAATGAATCACCAACGTGTGTGTAAACTCCTTTAGAGTCTAGCTCTTCTGCTAGTCTGACACTTGTTAGCTCGGTTTTGTTCAGATCAACAATATCTTGTAGATCAGTTGTATCTAACTCAGCATCCGGGAACGCAATTGTAATCGGAGCTGACCAGTCTGACATGATTGGATTAGCTGGGAAACCAGCTTCAGAAACAGACTTGATTCTAAACTCAACGATTTCACCTTGTTGAATAGGAATGTCAAGCTGGTTAAAGTTAACTTTCTGACCGTCCTCTATTAAAGAGTCTTGCCATACAAACTTTCCACTTACTGGATCTTTAGCTCTATCTCTAACCGGTGTTTTAACTTCATTCCAGTTTGAGAAGACTGCTGTTTTCTCTCTAGCATCTTCGGTAAATGTCAACTGAGAAACTTCAGGCGCTTTACCGCTAGTTGAAAGGTATCTGTACTGAATAACAAACTGTACAACTCTTTGATCTGTAGTTGAAGCAACCTTTTTATCTGCTGGAATAGACCAGAAGCCTCTAATTCTAAATTTAGGAGTTACGTTAGTAACATTAGTATCTGAAGAAAGGCTTTGAATCTGGTTTACAATAGAACCGTAGAGTCTAGTTTCAGAAGTTCTCTGTTCAACCAAGCTCGCTAACTGGTTTCTGTCTTTATCAGATTCAATCTGCGACGTGTATTTTTTAGTCGCGATCTCAGATCTCTTCTTAACGATTGTATCGTCTAATTTCTTAATTGCCTCCTCTACTGCAACTTTATCTCTTGACAACTGCTTAATCTTGTTAGCAGCATCATTATCAGTTAAGTGTCTGTTAATTTGTACAACGCTAAAGTTTGCAGCGTCAATTGTTGGAGCATCTGGCGTAATACCCTCAGTTGAAGGTGGGATTGAGTCCTCTTTCAGCGCTCTAATAAATTGACCAAAGTCAGCAACTTCTTCTTTGTAATAATTTGCAAGAGTTATAACGTTTCCGTCCTCATCAACTCTACTCAGGTCATTAGTATAAAAGCCAACACCAGGTGACCAGTTCTCAGCTAGAATTTTAGAATCCGGGTCAATTGCTTTAACAAACACTAGGACGCGTTCGTTGAACCCTACGTTGATTTCTACATTCAGCTGAATGTTTGTATTCTTATAAATTTTAAGTGCGTTAGCGCCAATCCTAATAGCCTCAAAGCCTTCTACAAGCTCTAGTTCAACCTCTCTTGTCGAACTGTCTACTCTAGTAGCCTTATATTTAGTGGTCATCTTACCAGTATTAACGATAAGTTCATCACCTTTCTTTAAGACCTCGGTATCTTTAACGTCTTTGTTAGAGTCTGTATATGTTAGCTTGTCTAGTCGGTATCTTTTAACCGCCTTTCTTTTAGTCTGACCATCAACAGTTACTGTTCTCTTAGAGTCATTTATTGCTAATACATCGAAAGAACCAAAGTAGAGAACACTCTGATAAGGCATGTCTCTTAATTCTTCGTCAACTTGATATGAAATGTTATTGTTGTTAATATCTCTAATTGCCTGTGCATGGTCAATTTCTTCTTGGTTTAAGAAGTTCTCGTTAAAGAAGTCAACAGCAGCCTGGCTAGTATTGTCAAAAAGAATTCTTTTTACAAGAACTCGCTCGGTATCGCTTGGAATTTGATTTGTAACATTAAATGAAACTGATAAAAGCGGGTTCAAAAAGTCTTCAAAAAAGTAGTTGGACTTTACCTTAAATTGATCCGGCTTTGTAAATGTTCTAATATCGTTAGCTGGACTCTTAAGTCTAGATGTAATTACATTTTGGTAAGTACCATCTGAAAGCCTTACTTTAGTATTACCTTTACCAAGACCGCTTAGGGCTTTAAGATTAGTATCTAAACGCTCAAGTTCACGTTTCATGTAGCCAAAAGAAGGAACATAAACAGTTGTTGTCCCACCTTCATCATTTAAGATTTCAAGTGGCACGTTCTTCTCTTGTGTTGTAATCGCTTCGTTTATACGTTCGAAGGTCTTCAACGAGTTAGTATTGATCTCGAGAAGTTTCTTAACCGTGCTAGAAATTGAGTTGTTTGTATTCATCTTATCTTAATATATCCACTTCAAATATGTAGTTTATAGGGTCGATACACACAACCTCAATATATGGCTTATCACTAATAAGCTGTACCGGCTGTAGAGCTGCAATTGTCTTATCGTACTCAGTAGCGCGGCCTGTATATATGTTAATTGAGTTACCACCCATGTTTATTGTATCGAAAGAGATCTTAAATAATTGACCAGCTTTCCATGCAAATGAACCATCGTCAATGTATATATCTAGGTCATCATTAGGGTCATTGGTTAATAAGTTCTGTAAACTTAGCCTATTTGTATAGTTTAATAATTTAGCATAAATACCAAAAGCTTGAGCGCCTTGGCCTGATGCACCAACGTCAAACGGGCTGCTAGTAGTAATCAAGGTCGGAGTACCAACTTGATCCCATGTAAATGCAGGCGTGATAGAGTAACCGTTTACATCATTTATAATCTTAATCTTTTCAGGATTAGACTTATCAATTCTTGTACCTGCACCAGCAAAGATTACGTCAGTATTATATTGGATCTCAGTTGGGATAGTACCGTCGATCATTGAATTGATACGGTCGTGTGCTTTAGTAATAAGCTGTAACAGAGAATCTGAGTCTTGTAGCTGTAGAGATGCATTCTGCATCTGCTCTTCAATTTCAGCTATTCTAGCAACTAGTTCATCGTTCTCCTGACTACCAACCACTAGATTCTCTACGCTATCCAGCCTCTCTGCTAGATAACCGTATCTTCTGTTAGCTTCAATTAATAACTCAGTTGCATTCTCAAGAGCAGTCGTCGTATCCATAAACAGATCCATTGAGAACGTAGTAAAGTCATTTACTGAAGTCTCAACGCCAACATTATCTAGAGAAGAGTTAAACTTAAGATTAAGCTTCAAAGAGAAGGCATTACCGTTAAGTCCTGTTACTTCATTTGGCTTGAATTTAATCTGTTCGTGAATCTTAGAACCAGTTCCGCCGGTAGACTGAATCTCATCTAAGATTAGAATACCGTATAAATTGGTTGCTCTTTGTGAAGGATTAGAAGCGCTATATAAGTCATAGTAAACCAAAATGGCATTGAAAGTAAACTGCTGACCTGTTTTAGCAAAGTCTAATAAATTCTCAACATCAGATACATTTGCAATCTGAGCATACGAGGTATCGTTAAAAACAATTTGTACGCTATCGGTTGCATTTGGATTAATGTTGTAATAGGCCTCACCTGTACCTACGTCGTAAGTGTCTACAACTGAGAATAGGTTGATGTTTGGATCTGGGTGGTTTTGACCTGATCTGCCTTCAATTACATTATCAGCATAGAGTTTAGTTGCCGTTGTATTATATTGTCTAGGCTGAAAAAGAACAGTTGGTGTTGAACCTACTGAAGTTGGCACGTTAATGTAAACTTCATGATATGCATTACCTTTATAGGCAATATCGTTCTCAGCGTCAATTGTACCAATGTACTTAACTACTCGATCATAAACAGCACCTGTCTGAATTGAATTGTTCTCTTCGGTTAGAGCGCCGATTGTAGCCTCGTTTGAATCAGCAGTTCTAAATCTAATCGCACCTAGATTGCTTAACCATTTAAAGAATAATTTTTCAGCATCTGACTGTAGAATTATTGGATCGTAATCGTCATCTTGTAATAAGAGCTCTTCAGCATTTAATGCATAATTCTGAAAAGTCTGTGCAAAATCAATGTTTGGCGCGCCGGCAGAATAAGCACTTCCAGATGCATTAACCAGGTTTAAACTAAAGTCAATTGTATTTGCACCATTTGTGGATTGTGTAAAGTCAGGTAAATCCAATAACGCGTAGCGACTGAACTCAAAGTTCAAGTCAGGGTTATTGAACGCCCTAGTCATATCTCTAGCAGAAGACGCAAAAGCGTACATTGTGCCGCCTCTTGGTTGAGGTATTCTAACTAACGGAGTTGCCATTTATATTCTTTTAATTTATTGCTTACGATATAGTTGCAGCATGTGATGAGATCACATACCAAACGTCACCGATGTATCTTAATGTTACTGTTGAGTTCTTTCCACCTAAGCTAATAGAAGTTGCTCCTAATTCTAAGTTTTGTATTGCCTGAATATTAACTGCAATAGCACTAGTATTAACGTTGATAACGGTTACTTCTTGACCCTCGATACCTGCTGGTAAGTTAAAGTTGCTATTAACAAAATAAGCTGATTCAGCTAAAGAATTTGGAGATGATGCTGCAGTTGGAGATGCATCGCTACCTTCAACACCAGACTTTACAATTTCAGCGGCCATCGTAGTTCTTGCAGCAAATTCAACATCAACGTCTAAATCAATACCTGTTGTTGTAAATGTAGCAATGTTTGTTGTACCGTTAAGTACTGTTAAAGCAGCTACTGTTGCAGATGAAATATTCTGAATAGTAGCATTTGTAGGATCTAGAAGTGCCTGTAGATCAGCAATATCATCATTCACCAGCTGGAAGTTACTATTAATAACTGGCCTAGAAGATGAGATAGAATCTGTTCCTAAGATTTGTGTAATGTTTGCCATTTTTGTTTGTTTATTTTACATTTATCATATTACGTTTGACGACGTTGTGGTTACCATTAGTATCTTCAACCTCAAGTGTAATCTCATAAGTACCTGGGTCTTGGAATATGTAGGTTAACCACATACTATCATAGTATATATCATTTATTTCAGGGTTGCTTCTGTTTACAATGCCCCACTTTGGGTTTTTAATACCCGGCATGTTAGTAGCATCAGCTGCAATTGTAACGTGAGTTGATCTTTCAACCTCAGTATATTCTCTAAAAATCTTAGTATCGTCAAAGCCTGGATTATAGTGAACCACGTGTAATTCTCCATCAACTGAAATAGCACTTGCGCCATTTGGCGTTACGGTAACACTCTCAAAGTCATAATTCTTAGAGTACTCTTTACCTACAGCCAACATATACAAAAATGTATCAGCATAGCCGTCACCATTAGTATCGTGAAAAACTGCGTTCCAGTTAAACTTCTGAATGATTGGATCGGTTGAGTTATTTAATTCATCTCTAATTGCTTCCCATTCAGCTTCATATTGAGCTGTGTTAACCGGCGAGCTTGGCGTATTGCTTGTAATCACACGTGAACCTGTTGTAATAACTTCAGTATTTGGATCTTTAAAGTCAATCACAATTTCATCGCCATTCTCTATATCGTAAACTTTAAAAGATGCAGACAAATCACTACCCACTCTAGTTGCATTCCAAGAAAGGTGTTCAGTGTCTCTCCATCTAAATCTACATTCATTGAGTTGATATGGCCCCGTAGTCTCTGAAAAACCAGTCTCGGTTAACGGGTCATTATACCTTCTTACCATTGAAAACCTAACACCTTGGCTTTCATTGTGTAAATAATTAGCCCTGTCCAGAGTATCGTATAGACTTGCAATTGCCTGGTCTACAGTTACACTACTGTCTTGAGCGTTATCCCAATAGCCACCTGACTTATTCCAAGTTAAGCCTTTATCGTTCCATCTTGCCGGGTCTAACCACGTATAGACTCCATAGAGTTCAACGTCTTTTAGTTCAACTTGAAAAAGATCTCTTTCTCTATAGTGTGATCGATGGCCAAAAAGGTCATAAACTCTCATCTCAACTGTATAGCTGCCTTCGTAAGGTACTATAATTGGCATTGTTAGATAATTGTCAATATCGCCGCGAACTTCAAAGCTAAAACCATTAGGTCCAGTTACAAGCCATTCAACTTCATAAACCCAGCGTTTCCACCAGTTATCCCAGGTTACTAAGAGCTGTGAGTTCGGGTCAATAGCATCGTCCCATGTAAAATCACCGTCGAACCAAGTGTCTCTAAAAGTTTCACTACCGTCTAAGATAACCGGACAACCAACTGAAATATCCTGGTTAAAAGTTCTCAAGTCTCTTTCAATGTAGTACTCGTAGAACTCATTGTAAATATCTTCAAGCTCTTGTAGTTGAGATGTAGTTGCTATTGCAAAATCAGCCGGTGTAAAACCTAAGTATGTTTGATAGTCAGCACTATTCTTATCTAAAGTTGTCTCTAGCACTAGACCCAAATCCTCAATAAAGAGTGTTCTACCTTCCGGCGCGACTTTAAATTTAATATCATGACCTTCACTTACAAAACCAATCTCATTCTGAACGTTCCATACATTTAAGTTTCTCTGGGTAAAGTAATCACCTTCAGCTGTAATATCTACAATCTTAGAGGTGAGAGGTAAGTATTCGCGTTGTAGCTTTTGCTTTAAACCATAAAGCTTTATTAAGATTTCATCCGGTGTATACTCAAATATCTCATCAACGGTTGGAATATCCCACTGGTCAACACCGCCGTTCGGTTCGTTTAATCGGTAGACTAGGCTAAAACGACTAGTCTTCTTCATTGTACTTGAAGGGATCTGTACGGTTAACTTCTTACGCAGCATCTCACCACGTACTGAAGAGTTAGGCACTGGAATTGCAAAGAGTTTACCAAAAGAAGGCCTGCTCTTATCAACATTCATCCAGTATTCTTTTAGTGTTATGGTGTTATAACCAAAGAAGTCAATCGCATTTAAGATCGCTTTGTAAGTACCGACGAACGGTTTGATATTATGTAGCTCTAACAAGAGCTCCTTGCGTTTTCTGTTAAGCAGTCTATAATCAACACCTTGCTCAGAAATATCATGCTCTTTAAAGAGCAAGAAGTCACCTTCGTCTAGAGTAGCACCAAAGTTTTGTAGTAGGGTTCTAAGTCTTTCGTCTTCGGCTACCACTTCGCCATAGAATACAATCTCAGCAACTTGAGTCTCAATACCATTAACTACATCATAAATACCCAGGACGCGCCTGTGTGGTCCCTCTTGGTCCGACTTTAATGTTATATTAAGCTGCAGCGCCTCCTTACTTAGATTCTTAAAATCAAGCTTCTCATAGTACCTAGTGCTATTTGCAGTTGTATATGGTGCTGTTGCCTGTAGCTCTGGCTCTAGTGTAATTTCTTTGTAGTGCTTTACAACAGGTTGGTTGTTCTTCATCTCAGCACCATACATTACAATATGCTTAGACGTGTCGTTACCGTCAATCCATCTACATAAGAGTTTAGACCCGACTGAATTCTCAACGGGTTTTACAAGTGCAGTTTGAGACGCAGATGTAGTCTGTCCACTATAGTAGTATTCAACAGTCTCTAGTAAAAATATGTTTACAGTCTCGTATAAGCCTGTAGACACTTCGTCTAAATAGACACTGCCTTCCCAAACGCCGCTAGCGTTTTTGACTAAGTTAAGATCATAGTCAAAACCCTTAAAAAATCTAAGCTTATCGTACATTTGTATCGTCTTTTTCTATAGTGTAATTTTTAAACACCTTTAAATATTTTACACCTTTAATAATATTGTAAAAATAATCATTGAGAAACAACATAAACTCACGCATATTCTGATTTCTTAGAATATGTTTAGATACCATTAAATTAAATAGCTTATCTTTATAATCATAGCCAGTATTTAATCTATTATCCTTGCGGTGTTTTGCAATATCATAGATCTTTTTACGTCTATATACTAATAAGTCTTTAAATGGTGCTATCATTTCAATGCTCTTCTATTTCCTGCCTGTAGTCTAGTGTAAATAGTTCTAGGTACTGGTTTACTATCAAAATTAATACTCAATGCAGCCTCCTCGTTCATTCTTACGTCATCAGCCACAGTGTCACCATCTCGGTCTAACCAACCTCCTCTGAATACTGCAACTTCATCTTGGCCAATGATAATATCACCCCATTGGTCTAAGCCTCTGATGTTATCAGGTATAGGATCTCCAGCAGTAATATTAACCAGCGTAGACTCTTCTATTTTCTGGAAGAAAACATATTTTTGTTTGCCGTTACCAATGTCCTCAAGAGTAACTGGCTCCTGTGGTTGGATAGTTGTTATCACCGACTCGTAGTAACCAAGTCTTAAAGCATCTTCTTCTGCTTTACTGATAAATCTAACGTTAACTGAGTCTATACCTTCAATCTCTTCAAGGATATAGACGATGTCCGATTTAGGTAGCTTATCTCTTCTTGTGATGTTCATCATATAGTTAGAAATTGCTGCTCTTATGTCATTCATGATTTCATATTTAGAGAAGCCCTCGAAATACCTGATCGAAACATCCATGCTGTACTTTTTAACTTGAGGTTCTACAAACTTAACCTCGCTTGCCATCATCATCTGGCCGGAGTTTTGTAAGACCTGATACATAGCGTCATATTCGCTCTGTGTAAAGAACATCTCTTGTTCGGGTAGAGAGAAATAATCTTGGTCTGATGTAACTTTGCGCTTAAAGTCCGGCATCGCAAAGATGTAAACAACGTTGTCATCATCTAAATACTGATCTTCTGTGCGGTTATAAGCATCAATATATGAATATTGATTGTACTTAGAAAGAAAGTACTCATAGTTGTCTGGAGTGGCCAGCACATATGACTTGCTAGCAAGTGGTGTTAAGATCTTTGTAAATTCAGTAGACTCACGGTTAGCTCCCATCTTTGGAGCAGAAGTTACTGTTACATCAAAGAACTCATTTAGATCATGTAGCTCACCAACTGAATCTTCACCCTCAGTTTCCCATTTCACAGTTAAGTCTGAACCGTCCCTTAAATTACCCTTCTCACCATCATGTTTAATGTATTCAACTTCAATTGTAGCACCGTTTGCAGGTGGCATACCGAAAGAGCCGTTACCAAAGTAGATGTCCAGGCCTCCGCCGATCCCTGTTTTAACTAAGAATGCCTTTTCGTTTGCATTCATATCGTAGAGTGAATTATGTTTAGTCCATACTTCGCCATTTACATAGACGGTAACTTTATTATGATCTGTTAAGCCCCTTACATTAACGTTAAATGACTGTAGGTTTTCACCAGTTCCGGTTAGAGTCTGAATCTCATACTCACCTTGAATGATTTCACATGTAAAAGGATTCTTATTACTCTTCTCTACTCTAAAAGTATCTCGTGAAGTTTGTACCGTATATTTTAAACCGTTAGAATCAAACTTAAGTACGGCTCTGCCATCAAACGTCAGACCAGTACCTGCTATCTTAGAGAAGTCCGCACCTGGCTTCCATCTAAAGCTAACTTCACCAAAAGCAGCAAAGCCTCTAGTTGCATCATGGCCCGTAAGTCTTGACATACCATAAATAGACTCGGCCTGTTGCGCCGTATAGATGTTCTGTTCTACTAGAGAGTCTTCTAGATAGAACATAATAAGTTCACTCATTTCAGACATCACACCTAAAATCTGCGCAAAAGGTGAAGCCTCAGTAAACAACGTGCCAGCACGATTGTATATCCTAGAAACATAAGTTCTAGCATCCTGTTTAATCTGAGTGCCTGTTACTCTAAGTTTATTTAAAAATTTAAGATCTGCCATCCTTTGTGTTTATTTAATTTACGTAGACCTGTACTAGATACTTACTATCAATCGTAATGTCAACGTATGCAATATCTCTAACATTACCTCTTAAAAAGCTAATTTTAGTCTCTACATTATATTTTGCAGCCAGCGGGCAATATGACCTTATCTGACTTTCAATTGTAGTCTTAATCTGTTGCTCGTTTAAACCTAGCGAATAGATCATATCCTCTAAGTTGCAGCCAAAATCTGGGCTACCTAAAACCTCAGCCCTATTTGTAAAGAGCGTGGTTTCAATCTGAGTAATCAGCTGTTGAATCTCATTCTCAATATGCACCTGATTCGGGTCATAATTAGGGTCTCCAACATATTTAACGTACAATTCCATATTTATATGTATCTCTTTTAGCTATGGAACATCCAGTCCACGCCTTCATCGCCCTTGATTTCTTCTTCAATCTTCTCAAGCTCCTCGTCGCCCATTGATTTAATTGCATCATAATCAAAGTCTACATTACCAGGTAAAGCAAATTTAAAGATACCTAATTTGGCACCAAGCGACTGTTTAATTTTAGCACTAATATATCTAAAGAAGATCTCATCATCGTAGAGTGCACAGTCTGGAATAGTCTCGTAGACTTCAAGAATAACGTCACCCTTCGGAGTGTCTCCCATAAATTTTAAGTCTCCAGTCAATCTAGAGTACTGGAAAGAGATCGGATTCTCAAGAATCTGCCTTGACAGATCGGCAAGTGAAGCGTTAAGCACGTAATACTGTAATTCTTCAGCAGCTTGCGCTGGCCCTGAACCATCATACATTCTTCTAAATAACATCTTATCGATTGAGAAGTCAGCACCAGACTGGAATCTTAAATCAGATCCGCCCATGTTATTCCAACCACTTGCAAGATCATATACACCGTAAACAGCATAAACTTTACCCGCACCGTCAGCCGCAGCATCTGGCAGAGTCAAACATCTGTGCTTCTTAAAATATTCAGTCTCAAAAATCTCTTTCGGGATATGATAATAGTTCTCCTTTACAGAGTCCTCATATTTCTTGTAGAACCATTTCTTAGCTCTCTTGATAATGTTGATGATCTCCTTTTTAGGCAGATTAACAGGTACCATACAAGCACCAGTAATCTCATCACCGATCTCATCTAGAAACTCGTTTAAACAATCACTGCTAAAATCTCTAGGGGTTGTTAAACCATTTTCATTACCACTTCTAATTTCACTCATTTTATGAATTTATTTTTTTACTTACTACGATTTCCGTATCGTCAAATCTAGCATACGGGCCAACATTGCCCTCTCTAAATATACCGCCGATCATTTTACCTTTAAAGATACCGTCTCTACCGAAAACATAACAGTTAACAGCACTGCAGCTTCCATGTACATATGAAGACTGTATTTTAGACTCTTTAATCTCAGTTGACTGATAGAAATTACAATACTGTAGATCTGAACCCTCTATCTTACACGCATAAAAATCACAGTTAATTAGATTACCTCTAATTTCAGATGTGATAAACTCGTAATTTTCAGCCAAGAAACAAGTCGGCATCTTACCGTCTTTAACTTGAATTGAAGAAAAGTCAGAGTCGTAGTTGATAGTACCTTCTTCTAAAGAGCCATGGATAATTAAGTCCAATACTCTTCTCTTAATTCTATCCCAATGTACTTTAATAATTTGGTAGTCATCTTGTAGATCTACTAATATATTAATCTTAGGCCAGTGTTTATTTAAGTTCCTGTGGTCTTTTAAAGCCTCAAGAATTGGCAAGTTCTTATTTAAGATATATTTAAGCTCAATTTTATCTTCAGCTGTAAATTCAGGCTGAGAACATGCCTTAAATAGTTGTAGAATAAATCTATCGGCCATGTAAAGAATATCATCTTGTCTCTCTTCATAATCTTTACCACCGATATACCTAAACTCTAGGTAGTTCTTCTCTTTCTTTAAGAAGTTAACACCATAATATTTAGTATCTGGAAATACAAAGTTCATTGGGTTAACATGCTCGGCGCTAAAATGAGCAGCCTCATGCTTTGGCATCACAAACTTAATCGACTTTGCGTAAACCGAGTTCTCTCTATTTGGAAAGAATTTATAGACCTGCTTTTCATTAAAGGCCAAGATAAACTTAAGAGTGTTCATCTTTGATACCATCATCGGATCTTCAAGATACTTCTTGTCAAATGACATGTTTAAGTGGATTGAAGCTCTATCTGTTGTATAACCATGCTCTCTAATCCAACCCAACATCTTAATGATAACAATTCTAGCATTACGGTAAGGCATCGCACCAGTCACAAGCTCAATTAAGCCTGAACCACCTGACATATCAGGCTCCATCTTAAAGTGTTTGTCTGTTGGTTGAAAGTCAGAGTGTGCCTTTTCTTCTAGACTAATAGGTAAACCTAGAAGATCCTCAAGCATTTTTTGAGTTTCTTCTAGGTTCTTTTTTGAATAGAATTCAAATTCAATGCCCATTAAGGCTGCATTGAGAATTGACTCTCTTGTAGACTGTCTACTTAGTTTATTCATCGAGCTCGATATATTCTTGTTTGGATATATATCCGGCTCAAATATGTAGCTTATGGTAATTTAAGAAAGACCTTCTGAGTCTCCTCTTCAATTCGAGTTATCTTAACCGTGATTTCATCACCTGGGTTAAAGACTTTCATTACATCTTCACCTAATTCACTAACGTGTAGCAGTCCAGTAACACCGTCCTCGATTGTAACAAAAAGGCCATAGTCTTTCTTGGCTTTTACTTGAGCCTTAACAACAGCTGGAATTTTATACCTTGTGTTAATATCATCCCATGGGCTAGTTTGTACGTTATCGATTTGAGTTAGAGTAATCTTGGTATTCGAGATAACATCCTTTACTTTAAAGGTAACTTCATCTGCCGGCATAATTTCACGCTTCTTAAACTTCTCGAATGTTTCTGGGTCTAGATCATTCTTATGAATCATACCTGTCAAACATCTGTTAAATTCAACGAAGACACCGTATTTAGCAGTTCCAGTCACGTTACCTGTGATTTCTTCACCGGCATTCTCTTTAATTTTCTCAATCTCCTGTGGAATTAATGCCTGTAAGTATTTTCTGTGTGAAACAACTATCGTGCCTCTACCTGCTGAGAAAGATACTGGTACTACATAGAGTTCTTGGCCGATGATTGACTCAAAGTCTGCAAGTTTGTTAATGCCCGCAAGTGAACCTGGCATGAAACATTCAATACCTTGTACTTCAACAATGTAACCGCCGTTTTCAATCATGTTCTTAACAAGACCTACCCAAGCAGTATCGCCTGATTCGACGCCGTCTCTAAGATCCATAAAGACTTTCTGCTTAACACCGCCTGAAATTGAACCTGAAATAAATGCATTATCGGTATTAGTAATTAAAACTGCAGTTTCTTCACCTGGTGTAAGTTCTTTAACGCTCTGTGGCTCCTTATCGGCTTTCACATAGATTAATTCTCTGTAACTAATGTCAACTGTAATTGTATCTTGGGTTACTGCATAAACAACACCTTCGTGAATTTCACCAATACTAATCTTTGGTTTAATAGTCTGGTTGATTTCAAAATCCTGCAGCATGTTGTACATTTCTTGAGCATAAGGCTCGCGGGAGTAAACCCGATCACCAGGTCTAGTTTTAATATGTGGATTAGGTTTTCTTGTATGTGAAACACAAGTAGCTTCGTAAGCTTCCCACATAAAATTGCCGTCTTTGTCATAGAATTCACTATGCTCATTTTTTGGCTCCTCTGAAATGTTGTTTGATTCGACGTTTTGAGTAGATTGCTCTCTTTTAACTTCGCTGTCGGCCGTCGTTCCGATGCGAGTACGTTTGTTTTTGTTTGACATGTATTTTTTAGATTAAAAGTGTAACATATTATATATCCGCTTAATTCTCTTAAATAACCACGGGCACAAAACCAGGCATTGGCACTGGCACCAGCGTTTGTATACCACCAAGGTAGATTAGTTTAAACTCTAATAAATGTAGAGCATATGCACCTGCAAGTGCTGAAGCAACAGCTAGGGCCGGCGGCTGTGTTGCTGGTAGTTGTGAAAAAGTCTGACCCATATGCATAGCTCTTCTCAAGTTATTTGCAAGTCGATTTGCACTACCGTAATAAATTGGAATGTAGATACCACCAAGAGGTGCTGGAATAAGAGCTGGTGGTGCGGAAGGTGAAACTTTAAACGGCTGCACCGTTGTGCTATACCAGTATGCTATTGTAGCTAAAGCAAGTTGCTTCCATGGATCTGTACCATCATCTGTATTAAATAGACCATTAGTCATAGATAGACCTGAATAACAACTGTAGTCAAACGGTAGATCTGCAGGTGCTTCTTCACATGCCGCTGCATTATTTTCAGCCTGTTCACCTTGCCATTTAACAAACTCAAATAGAGTGCCACCGCTAAGAGCTTTAAAGTCTGCAAATGTGCTACTTGAGTTAAAAGCCCTTAACTGTGGATCTGGTGTTCTAACCCAGTTATTTTTATATTCAGTAACCTCATATGTTGATATTACATAAGCTGGAGTTTTCTGCCATCTGCTTAGGATTCTTTGTGTACCGTCAGCCAATGGCTCTGAATATGAATTCGGTAAGTAAACTCTTACATCTGGCCTCCATGAAAAGAAGGCAACGACAGCATCAGTTAGTATCTTAGGTCTTTCACTAGGAGATTCTCTATTATAAGAAACTTGGATACGTTTTGGGTTTAATTCTTTTTCTGGCCTATCATCTCCAAAGGGCCATGGTTTTTGAATAGGGTATACAGCATCTCTTTTAATTGCAGCTTCGATATTATCGATACTTGAAACATCACTTGCAACATTACCAAAAGGACTAAATATGCTAAAACTATTAACAGGATGTGCAGCAACAATAGCATTTCTTACTTTGTTTGAAACGTTATCAATCAATGTTTGCCAGTTATAACCAGCAGCTGCAATTCCTGTTTTAACATCGCTATGTACGTTAATATAAGGTGCACTAAAGCCACTGCCTAAATTAACATTACTAAAGTTAAAGCCTTGATATTCCCATTTACCTAAAGATGAAACCCATTCAAAGAAACTCCAGCGTTCGTTCGGACTGCTGATCTTCTCAAATTGCTGTAAGAGCCTGTTCGCAAACATATCTTCAATCTGAGCCTGTGTGTCGCCGGGCTCAATACAATGAAACTTGAAATAAGAGAAGGTGTAGAGTCTTGAGCCCTCTTCTTCTAAGAACTGGCAGAACTTCTTCTCACGTTCGGCTTCTAGTTCTTCTTCAGTCGGTGGGTCTGGAATCTCAGTTGACATTTCATCATAAGGCTCAAGAGATTCTTTGCCCTGTTCGATAACATTACCGTCTGCGTCTTTCTGATCTACTAAATAAGGTTCACCATTTCTAAAGATCTGCTCAAAGATTTCGCCATATGCTTTAACAAAGATCTGTGCGGCTGGTGATTCAGTGTGTGTTGCTCCAAGGGGTGTTTGTGCAGTCTTAATTGCATCTAGATAGAAGCCGGCTAAGGCTTCACCGAAGTCTCTACGACCACTTGGCGTTGCAAGAGGTACATATGTTTTAACGTTAAAGTTAGCGTTAATCTCAGCGCCTGGTCGATCTTGACCCTTTAGAACTCCTGGTCCACCAGCATTTGCATCGCCGTTCGCAATGTAACTACTAACGTCTGTTATGAATTTAGGCCACAGTGCTGGCATTACTTACCTTTTTGTTGATAGTTAATATGAGTAGCTGTAAGTTCTCCAACGGTAACTGGTGTTGGCGGCATCGGTGGGCCGCTAGGACCAACTCCGGTTGGGTGGATGTGTGTATTGTAGTCATCTAATAGTTTTTGCAACCAGTCTTGTAAGGATTGACCGCGCACCGCAGGTTCAGTCTCATCTGCTCCAGCTTCACCTTCGTTTGAAATAAAAATGTCACCACAGTCTAAGAACATCTTAGCATCAGTTGAGATCTTAATAAAACCCTCTTCGTCGATCTGAATCATCGGCCTCTCTTTGGCACCAGAACCACGCGTAATCACAAGACCATCTTCCGGTGAGTGATATATTCTTAAATTTCTTTCGGCATCATAGACTAAACTTATGACGTCCTGTGGTGCGTCTGAGGCCTCAAGAACATCAGTCTTAAGGTCATCATTCTGATCTACTTGGAACCAGTATTCTGGATGATAGATGTTACCATTATCAAAACGAACAGCAACAATATCACCAACTCTAGGTACGTGATGCGAACCTACAGCATCCCTATTCATTGGAGTTGCCCATGGGATAGCATCGTCTGTTAACTGGTCAAATTTACCAAAGACTTTGACGCGACATCTGCCTTTTAGAAGTGGGTCTTCGTTAACCACAACTTCACCAAGCCAATGCGCATCTCTAAGATTATCTCTATAAAGTTCATTGTTATTCATGTACGTTCTGGTTTAAGTTGCCATCTGGACTACTGTCTACTCCTGGCTCGTGTATTCTTTCGTTAATTGGTCCTTGTGAACTATCTATCGCATTTTCTGGATAGACCCTTTTAGGCGATATATTACCACCAGCACCTGTATTATTAAAGTTGAGTTGACCGAAAAGTTGACCTGCTGCATTTAAAATACCATTTAAACTAGCTGTATTAATAGCATCCTGTATTGTTGATGCTGCATTTAAGCCATGCACGTTACCTAGTAAGAGTCTGGCTAATAAAGATTCTGTAGCAGAATTAGCAAGATTGCCTAGAGTACCTGTTAAGAAAGCTCCGTGAGCATTGCCCAGACTGCCTCCACCACCCGGTAGACCATCAAAGACGTTAGTCACGTTTTCAATTGCACCGCTAACTTTATCCTTAGCTTTCTGTTTAATTTTATCGATCGGGTTAATAGTATTGTTTCCAAGATCTACGCCAATCTTTCTTGCATCGCTGTCTGGGTTAAATGGATTGTTAGGCTCTATGTTGCTTGGTGTCTTTTCTAGAACTAACGTGTTGTCAAGATTAGCATTTAGATTAGAGCCGTAAACCTGGTTCATTTGTTCTACAGTTTTCCAAAAGATACCTATTTTTGTTTTTGCCATCTCAGGATTTTTAGAGAGATCTGCAAAAAGATCACTTGTAGAATCAATGTCAAACTGACAATGTCCAAGCTTAACTACAAAAATAGGTTTGGCGTCAACTGACATCTCTGTGTTAACTGCAGTATCTGACACGTTTAAGGTTGAGTCGCCGTAGAGGCCATAATTACCTTTAGAATCTTTTACAGCATCAGATTTTTTCTGTTGAAATGTTCTAACCTCAGTCACAAACACCATCATCTCAAAATGACGTAAATTCTCAGGTATAACTTCTATCCATCTATTAAAATCAAAGGCTGCTCTTTTATATAAGTCAATAAGTGCAGCTCCTGTAAGTTCAATATTCTCTAAACATTCAATCTCTATCTTTGGCTTTTCAGCTCCCCAAAAAGGTTCTTCAAGGTTACCATACTGTCTAGTAGCTTCTAAACCACTGACGCTCTGCCAGAACCAAGGTAGTTCGGTGTTTATCCTTCTTAGTAGATCAATAAACTTCTTTAATCTATCAGCACGGTCGTTATCACCTACTACATTTCTTAAATAGTCTTCAGCAGGGCCGGATAATAAAGGCGAATGCTCTCTATCACCACCGTTAAACAAAAAGAAAAAGCTCAAGTAAGTAGGATCCTCATTGATCTTCCTTAATTGAGTAGTCTTTCTAAATTCATTTATTGTTTTAAAGTCTGCCATGTACTATATATTTTATTAATCAGGATAGTTAGTTAATCCACCTGGCCATTCTCTTCTGATCAAGGTAACTTCTTGTGTTAATTTACCACCGGCCAGTTTAAACCTATAGTCAATGTTCTCAATCACATAAAAGCCGCTTAAGAACCTGTTAAGAACCTGGTCGGGTCTTGCATCTGGGTTATCTTCATCCTGTACGGCAGCATCAAGCCCCATTACTTTATCTGAGAAGCCCTGCTCTTCTAAAAACTTATTCTGTTTTAGAATAGCTTCAACGCGCTCCTTCTTATACTCAAATATAAGTACAGGTATCTTCTGGTATTTATAGATAGAAGGATTAAAAGAGTCAAGTGTTATTTTTAGTTTTAATTTTCCAATCTCTGCTAAATTTTGAACTTGATGTAGTTTTGAAAAGTTAGAACTAGGGTGTACGTTACCTAGGTCACCCTCACCAACATCCTGTCTACCAATGTACTTGTGCTTTTTATGAGTATCGTATCGATCTTCATTTCTACGACCTTTAAGAGGTTCTTCATAGTCTAATAGCTCTTCTGAGGTCAATGCCTCAATTGTAAACTCTTGTAGTCTATCACCAGCTTCAGAATTATTATCATAGATCATGATGTCTCTTGTATAGCCGTTTAGATTACTAATTTCACTTGAGTTATTAAGAAGTTGATACTTATGGATAAATTGGTTAAAACCCTTAGTCTCCTTCTTGTTAGTTAACATAAGCGGTGCTTCATAATCATCTGCACCTTCTTCCGAATCACCCTCTTCCCCTAAAGAGCCTGTTAGTGAAGCTAATGAAGCCTGTAAATCTTCTAACGGTGGATTAGGAGAATTAAAAACACGGTTAATGTCAATATAAGTCAGATAATAATATTGATCTATATAAAACCTTTGAAATGAGTCGTCTGAAATATAAGAGGTGTCTACCGTTTCTTTAATAAAATCATGGGTTGATGTATAAGCCTGTAGTCTTATCTGTACATCATCGGTAGCATCGATATTTGTAGCCAGGCCAAGTTCTAAATCTCTTGCAACTTCTTCTAGGTGGTCTAGTGAGCTAGCAGCATCAAAGCTTCTACACTCTTCGCTGTAAAATCTAGGCACTTTAGCAACACCATCTATTGTAATAGTACTTAGCTCGCCTTCAACTGCCTGTTTTGTTGTAATGTTAACGATGTCAAAGTCCATGTGAATACTCTTAAACGTAGATGAGTTTTTACTGTTCATTAAAATAGTTAAACAGTCACCGTCTCTTGGGAACGAGTCAACGCTAAACGTGTTCTTCGCATCAACAACTCTAACAGTTACTCTAGGTAAAACACCTGAATTGTCTAAGAAAAAACTCTGTATGTCCTTTTGCTGAAACTGATAGTTATTTAAAACTACCAGAGGCACGTCAACACCAATCGCCTTAGTCTGTTTATCACCACCTTCAGATTCACCTACACCTTCAACTTCGATCGGAGTTGGCATAATCGCAGGTTCAACGACCGCTAATATGTTATTGTCTAGATTCATAATTTATTATTGACCACATGGAGCTGTACTACCAGTGCCATTTCCGCCACCAGTGCCATTTCCGCCACCAGTGCCATTTCCGCCATCGTTTTGGTTATCTCCATACTCGTCTGCTGAAGTACCGCTAGTGCCATTTCCGCCACCAGTGCCGCTAGTGCCATTTCCGCCACCAGTGCCATTTCCGCCACCAGTGCCATTTCCGCCACCAGTGCCATTTCCACCACCAGCGCCATTTCCACCACCAGCGCCATTTCCATCGCCACCGTCTCTTAATTTATCAAAATAGAGCTGACCTTCAAAGCTACCTTGTATAGAACCGTTCGGATCTCCATATTCACCGTAGAGTGAGCCTGCAACTTCTTGTGCAACATCCGGGTTAACAGGTAACCAGGCCGTACTAGCCCAAGTCCATGCACCACCCGGTATCTTTTCAAACCCGGCACCAATGTTCGCACCACCGATCGTAATTGCAGTAGTATCGAAGTCGGTAATGTCTAAGTCTCCTTCATCTATATCTCTGTTAATAGCATCAACCACCGGGTCAGTTTGTACTTGAGCACCCATTACAATTTTAGTGCCAACATATTCGTAATTCTTCTTACCGACTGGAATAACATTAGGCGGTAAAAGGTTTTCTTTGCCGTATTTCTTCTTCAAGGCATCAAGTCTGCGCTGATCCTTTTTACTTAAACGTTTACCATCAACAAACTGTTGTTTGACTGGGTTTTCTTCAAACTCTTTTGGTCGATCTAGCTTAAAGAAAGGTACGTTAGCAGCAGGGATCTCTAGTATATCACCTTCGTTTAGTGCAAATGGATCAGAGAT